ATAAACAAGAACTTAAAAAATTAAAAAAAACAAGGAACTCAAATATTATTTGGACTGACGATTCCTGGATTTCTCGATATGTATTGCCCTACATAAAAATAGCTAATCAAAGTGCTGGTTGGAATTTTCAATTAAATGGAGCAGAGAATTTTCAATTAACTAAATATTCAACAGGAGGTCACTATGACTGGCATTGCGATAGTTGGGATTCAGCTTACACAGAAGGAGATTACGCTGGCAACGTACGTAAACTTTCTATGACACTAAGTCTAACTGATAAGACAGAATACGAAGGAGGGGAACTTTTATTTTCTTATGGAAACGATAATCTTAAACAAAAAAGAAAAATAATAACTTGTAACGAAGTTTTTTCTAAAGGGTCTTTAGTTGTCTTTCCTTCTTTCATATGGCACAAAGTACAGCCAGTGATGAAAGGAACTAGATACTCATTAGTAATTTGGAATTTAGGAAATCCGTTTTTATAATTATGCTTTGGCCTACACTTTGCATTGATGATTTTTTTAAAGATCCAGAAGCAGTAATTACTTTTGCTAATAGTCAAAAATTTTCAAAAGGGGGTGGCAGATGGCCTGGAGAAAGAAGTCAACCAACTCACACTTTTTCTAAAGAGTTTTTTGACAATACAACCAAAAAAATAATTTGTGCTTTATATCCTAATGAAGCTTTAAAACCGACTATGAGATGGAGAGCACTACAACACTTTCAAAAAATACCTGGGAGTAAAAATCCTGGCTTTGTGCACACAGATACAGGAGTTGAATTTACTTCTATAATATACCTAAGTGATCACGAAGATGCAGGGACAGCTATTTATAGACAGGTAAAAGAACCCGTTTTAGAACACGGTGCACAATATTCAAAAAATGAAAACTCAAAAGAATTTCAAAAAGCATTAAAAGATAATCGTAAATGTTTTGAGAAGACTCTTGAATTTACATCTCTTAAAAACAGAATGATATTGTTTGATGCTCAACACCACCACGGTGTTGAAAATTTTGGAATGTCAAAAAAACCAAGATTGACTTTAATTACTTTTTTCTTTTCAGTTGCAACGAGTAGTGGCGACGCATTGAAATATCACGTAAATGAGTGTACAAGACCATAATTATGAAACAAGATAAAATTTTCTATCTTGATAATTTAAAAAAAGATGCTGTTGAATTAAAAGTAGGTAATGAAGTTATCTATAATAGTAAAGGCGATAAGGCAGAAATATTAGCTTTTAACAAAAAAGATAGAAAAAAAGGTATTGAGAATGATAATTATGTTTTAAGAGACAATAATAAACCTGATGCAAAAGATTTTGTAATGGAGCCTAGCCTTTTAAAAAGAAGAAA